GATTAACATCGTGTACACGTAGTACTTAATATCCTTATCTTCCATACTCTTATACCTTTAATGTGAAACATTGCCTTCTTTGCTTTCCATCCGCACGCTTATAGCCTACATGCACCCAGCGAGAGGATTTAGAGCTTTCGATGATGATTTGGTCGTAAGCATACCCCATCAGAGAGAACTCTGTTGCAAAGAAGCGTTCAAACTCATCCTGCTTACCATTGACAGGCTGCAAGTCAGCTGCGTAGCCTGCCACGTGCGCAGAGTTTTTCACACCTCCTACTGCCTTATTCAACTCTGGTGAGCGATAACCGCTTGTGATGCGGATAGCAGGCGTACCGAGGTCGTGACGCTCACAATATTCTGCCCATTCCGCACGGATACACTCTAAGAGGGTAATTGTCTCTGTCAGGTGAACCCTCACAATAGAAGGAGGGTTATTGTTTATCTTTAATTGTTCAGCGGTGCTGGATTGTACCAGCTCCGCTAATGTAAAATTTGCCATACTCTAATCGAATTTTGGTTTATCATCATCTACATTCACGTGCGAGCTCTTAAGATACTCACTTAGGAACGGCACTTTGTCGATTGCTTTCAGTGTCAAAACGTAATAAACAAAGCCGGCTACTTTCCACATCGTAGTATTCTCAATGAGCATCATCCGCCAGTTACGAACGATATTGGTTGAGTAAAACCATATCGCCACGCCACATAACGCCTTCACGACTCCGAGCGTCTCTTCCCCAGCGTGAAGGAAATAGCCTGTAATGAAGATAGAAGCCGACATCACGAAGAACAAACAACAATGATAGAAGAATACCATTGACTTTTTCAGATTCCACTCCTCACCATGTTTCAGTCCTGCAACCAATCCAAAGATATAGTTGACACCAAACACAATCAACATTGCGTACATGAAATCACGTATCGGGAAAAACAAGCTCAGCATTCCGCTGATTACGCTACACATTACGTACTTAAATTGTTCTAAGTAGTTCATAATAAGCAAAGTATTACTCCGACAAATGCACCCACCAGACCAGCTGCTACGTCGAGCCAATCGAACTGCTCCTTGCGGATGTAATAATCAACACACTCCTTACCTGTCATCAGCATCAAGACACCTGTAATTGCAGGGAATGCCCACGCTTCAACGTTGGCCAACAGCCTACCAAGCACGAATGCTACGATAAGACCTGCAATGAGGTGTAAGAACTTGTCGCTACCAATAGTAGCGAACCTCTCGAAAATCCTGTAAATACAATCTAAAATCTTCTTCATTTTGTTTTATATTAGTTAAACTCTATCCTTATATTTGTCAAATGGATAATTCTGTAAGAGAGACTCTGTAACAACTATAGGCTTACCATCAGGGTCACAGAAGGAGACTCTACCGTTAGTTACAGAGAACCAAACATGCTGTGCCTTACCCAATCGACCATTCTCTGCCTTGGAAATAGCCACACCAAGTACATGTACCTTAGGCTTGTTCTGATTTTCTTCGTTAATGGATTCATTTCCTCCTTCTAAGTATTGGCCTTGTTCGTTTTCAGCGGTATACCATCCATCAGGAATAGGGTATCCGACATCCTCAGAGCCGAACGTCTTACCATCATTATCACCGTCGTCCCCCAGCTTACCTGTAGCATAGTGTCGGGCTGCGTGGTAGTCATGCCACACCTTACCTTTAACAGTCTTAGGATAGACAGCTGATAAGCCTTTATCTGTCACATTGACAAGAGACCGCTTAGTCCAGTAGGCAGCTTGATAAGCAGACACAAGTTCCTTCAAGCCTGTATAACCCAAGTCATACTTAGCGTTACCCTCGTTATCGAAGAAGATAAGATGAGGGAAGCCGTCCTTATCCACTGTCATGCTAATGCCCTTCTTGTTATCCTTCGTCAGCACATCGAATGTACCCTCATACATGTTAATATGTAGTCCATCGCTGCTGGGTGATGTACGGATACTTTTCGCCTCGATTAAGTCAGCGTTAACCTTTCCATCCGAGGTCATTAAGGCCACCTTTCCTGAAGGGGTTTGGACCTTAAAGTTCTCTGCTGTGACGGTGAAGCTCTTCTTTTCTCCGTCAAGTTCAAAGCCGACCTCGACAAGTCCATTCTTTAAGTTTGTAACCGTCGCTGTGATATTATCAGCGGTCGTTTTTAGCTCTGCCTTGAACTTATTAGATGTAAACTCTTGCGCTGCTTGCCAATCCTCGATACTAAACTCTTCGCCTGCAGCTTTCGGACAAACACATACGAGCAGGTCGTTGCGGTACTTATCTTCATAAGTCGCATTGCTCCATTGGTCGCCCTTATCATACGGAGGAGCCGGCTGATCATGTACGAACATCCTACGCTTACCATCCGCTGTGTCCTGTGCGTGCTTAGCAGCTTCAAGCGACTTAAGTACATCAGCATCCGTAATCTCATGCCAGGAGAAAGAGCCATCAGGGTTCCGCTCGAAAGAATAAGCACGTCCTCCGCCAGTCTCTACGTATGAGCGATTGTAGTAGATGTCATGCTCATGCAACTCTTTCGTAGCATCGTCCGCCCACTCGTTAGCCGGCTCAGAGGTGAGTGTTGGTACCACGTCACCAAACCAAATCACAAGCTGCTTATCCGTCTGCTGCTGAACAGCGTTAATACGTCCTTGCATAGTCTCTAAGAAGTCTTGCAGAAGGATATACTTACCACGCTTAGCAGGGTTCTCGACCCTTATCTCGAATTTCTGCTTATCAAAAAGGAAGATAGGGTCAGGAAGGGTAAAGCTATTGATGCCCTTTATAATTTTGAAGTACGGACTACCCTCTCCAGCTGCTGACTGAATAATAGCACTCTGTCTTTCCTTAACTGTGAGATTACCCAACTGTACGACCTCGTCACCCACCTGCGGAGTATCGCTCCCACTCGCATAGTCATCTACATTCGTATTATCAGCGATATCGACATAATCAGTACCGACATCGGTGACACGCCTATGCCAGTAGTGATTAGACAGCTGACCGCCAGCATCTATCAAGTTGAATGTCTCGCACAGAGCAAGGTCATCCACTTGCATAGAGTTATATATTCGACGTCCGTTAGCATCTTCCTGACGGAAGTAACATCTCCAAGCACCGGCTATTCTGTCAATCTTAGAGATGACGAATCCGCCGGCTGAATTTACGACCTTACCCTTGATTTGAGATGTCTTCATAATCTCAACCTCTTCTGCGGTGAGCTTACGATGAACGTTCAAGTATTCTGCATCTATATGCCAGGATCCTTCTTCATCCTGGTAGATAGATATGCCAGACTCACCACGCACCGACTTACCAAAAACGATACCTTTCATGAAAGTAGTCAGTGAGTTAACGATGGAGTCCTGATCGGTGCGAACGATCTTCTCCCAGTCGACACTCTTAGGGTCAAGCGAGCGAGCTGACTTTGCTTCATCTGCAAGTCCTGCTTGTATCTTCTGCGCATCCAAGGTGAGGTAACTCCCTATGCGATCGAGCGCACGCAGTACTGACATGTTGTCATGATGATGTCCAAATGCTCCATCACCCTTGTAAGCAGTGGTAACCTCACGAGAGAACCACTCAAGGATAGCTTCTGCTGTCGTGATATTCCACTTATCAGAGTAAGGACTCTGAACTGGAAAGAGAGCCCCACTGCTCAGCGGTAGTCGCTCAAGCTCAACTAAGCGTGGGGCTATAGTAAAAGACCCAACATCTGGTATATTGATATCCAACATTGCAGGTGCAGCGTCCTCTGACCTGGTAATATTCAGGTAGGGACGTGCGTCTGCATATCGATAGGTAAATGTATAAGATGAAGGGAGGTCTTTCGTCTGCCAACTCACGTCGCTCTCTGTCACGACAATGCGACGTACATAGTTGCCTGTATAGAGGAACTTACCCAATGAGGGGAAGAAATCGAGCAACCACTTACGCTCTTCCTTGGAGAGGAAGCCTGTGTTCTTCTTATATTCTCTGACCGTATCGACACGATACTCTTCTGAGTCGTTCTCAATCTCTGCTACATTGTGCGTATGCTTCGCAGTGTTCTCTGCATCACCATACGCACGGAAGGTGTCGATACCACCGAGTGAATTCTCGAAGAGTACCCACTGCTCTTCTTCGCTTCGGATGTCCGAAGCGTAGTATCGCTGAATGTAGGTAAGACGAGTGCCAGCAGCATCTTCTATCCATACATCATAGTAGCTCGGCATCTTTCCTAACTTACCAGCGATGACACCATATTGCATCGGCATCGTCCACACCTTCCCATGAGAGAGGTTGCCCAGTACGAGGTCAGACTGAACATAACTACCGTTCTCTTCTATGTAAGCACGGCATTTTGCAACGCAGTCCTCGACAGCGTAGTAGCTAAGGAACTCAGGCGTGTAATACGTCACAGGTTTGACGGTAGGCTGCCATGTCAAGAAGTTACGCTTCAACCAACTTGAAGCGGTGTCAGCGAAGTTGTCGATGCCAGCACGCAGTACCGTGAATTGCCAAGACTCTTGCGCAGCTGTCTTATCTTCAATGAGATTAACAAGAAACTCACGAGCAATGTTCGGTTGACGATAAATTGTAGTCGACTCCTGAAGTTGAAAAGATAGCAGCGGAGTGATGATGTTCTCCAAGTCAATCTCTATGCGCTTCGCTTTATTCGGAGTATAGATATGCTGTACGATGATTTCGTTCGCGTCTGCGTACTTGAGAACGAACGTTACCTCTTGCGAGCTTGATATAATGAAGTGATTCATCGAGCCTGTCAGACTTAGAGAATCAGGTTTAAGAAGAATATCCATGTGCGAAATTATTTACCACAAAATTACGATATAAAGGAGGATTGATAAAGGACAACAGGAAGAGACAACAAAAGCATAGCTTTCGAGCATCCAAAGCTATGCTTTTGATCATCCAAAGCTATGCTTTCGATCATCGAAAGCTATGCTTTCTACAGAGGTACGCACTCCAACCACACCTCTGTACGAGTATATTCATAACGTCCATGGCGGAACCAGCCGCCTTTCTTCGTAATCCTCTCCGTGTAAGACCGCTGTTTCCCAAATTGCTTCCCAACGTAGTCGGCAGAAGGGAGAGGAGGATAGATGGTGACGAAGGTCTTGTTGCGCTCGTCATTCGCTGAGCTGTATTCCTCCCAACTAACAGAGGTCTGCGTCTCCTTGCCCACCCACTTATATTTCACGTCCATCGCTTTGAGTTGTTCATTGATAGTAGGAGCAGAGATTGCAGGTTGCATCAGCGAAACGGTATAAAGCTCAGACTCGACAGGTTCATTTTTTCCACCCAGCGTGAACTTGAGTTTATTGAACAAAAATGGAACTCCACGGATGACTACCTTCTCGTAAGAAGGAAGGTTCTGCTTCTGCGATTGAGAGAGCAGTAGCTTCACCTTCATATCGTGAAGCGAATTGCGCAGCAGTAGGTCGTATTCACGATAGAACTTTTCAAAGACGCCTTGTGGCCCATTATAATGCAAGGCGTAATCGAAGATACGAGGATGAGAAGGTGCATTCACATCGTAAGCTGATATGGTACCTTCTGGTCGACCGTCAGAGAGGTAGGTAAAAGCGAGGATAGCCTTCTGTTTCTCTGCCTTCTCCGAGGTGTGCTCCTTGGGTTCTGTTGCGACCACCATCTTAGAGTTGAGACTCTGATATTCTCCTACGTAGAGGAACTTGCCCATGTCGTAGTTGAAGTCTTCCTCCTCAACTGTATCCTTATAGCTAAGGGTTCTGAACTCTGGAATGAGTTCTGGGACTTTAATCTCCTTTGCTTCAAGTGTCTCACCCGTGTTATAGTTCTGCGATGCTTCAGCCACTTTCACCGTCACTTGGAAATCGCCAGACCATCCTGTCTTATAAATAGCCCCATCGACAGGGTCGAAGTAGGCGTTAGGGTTCGCCTTGACCAAGCTGTCTAAGTCGTCGTAGGAGTCTGAGATTTCTGAATCGACCTTATCTGAAGCAGCGAGAGTGACACGTTTGTAGTCGTTCTCCGACTTATAAGAGAGCGTGGGTTCTTGTGTCACGCAATGCGTAAGGTCTACCTTAGGAGTGTCGTTAAGTGTGTCACGCAGGAAGATAATATCCGCTGTTCGCTTCCCTTCATCAGAGGTGAACTCACAGCAGAATTTCTTACGAAAAACAGAGATGAAATCAGCACAAGTAATGTCAGGAACAAGGTCAGCAACCTTTATCTTTCCATTCACCAGTACGTCCATCACCTTGTTTATGACTACCATCTTATTGAAGGGTTCTGTCTGCGTGAAGAAGTTCTCTTGTAGTTCATATCCGAAGAAAGCGAAGACACGCTTGAGCAGGTAGTTAGCACGGATGAAAGGCGACATGTAGTATCCTGGTGCGAGCGTGATAGGTATCTCGTTGACATACTCAATGCGCTGCACAGCATTGTAGAAGTCGCAGCCATCTCCACTTAAGTCAGGATGAAAACCTATTACTGAAGGTAGTTCAGGCATCCACTCGTAAGGTCTGGTGTATTTCAATACTTTATCCTTCCCAAAGGCATTCATGCACTTGAAGTTAGCACCATTCTTTCTCCCAGAGTCGTCAGTGAAGAGGATAGGGAAGATGCCGTAATGCTCGTTAGAGTTGTTGCGTAGATTGCGACAGAAGTTAATTCCTTCCTCTACTGTATTCACACCAGGAATGAACTCACCTTTGAAGATGTCCTTGAGCTTCACCTTCTGTATTCTCGAATAGAAAGACCCATCATTAATGTAGAATGAGGTAGAGATACTACCCTTGTATTGAGCAGACAGTACCACTTGACGGCATTGAGCGAAGTACTCACCATCTTGTATCGCTACATCGGTAGCGGTCATCTTCACCCTGCGTCCGAAGGAATCGGGGAAACCAAGTATCCTGCGATTACGCTCGGATGCTGGGAGCTCGAGCGGTGTGGTCTGCTCTCCATACTCATTGAAGAAAGGGTTAGTACGCTCTACTTGTATCTGTGTATCGGGCTTGAGGTTGTAGGCCTCGCCCTTCTCTAAGTTCGTTATCTTCATATATATATAAGGTGTTAGTTCTATTTGCTTCCAAAACGACGAGCCTTGTCTTGCAGCTGCTGTTTCTGCTCTATCTCATTAAGAGAAACAGACGCAGGGATACCATCGACAGACAATCGGTCAAGAACATCAGTTAATCGTTCTATGAGTGTATCCTTGTAGGAGTCTTTCGCTACACCTCGCACGTCATTAACTGTTGGCGTTACGTACCCACCAGAGGCACGGCCTTGCGCCTGCTGAATGAGAAACTTATTCATATCGAGTGTGCGAATAGTTCCTGCACGCTGCGCACGGTCGATGATGTCAATGAATGGAGCTATTGTAGGGTTCTCTACAGCAGCGTTCGAAGCGACCCACTCCTTGCTATGTCCGTATCCGCCTTCTCCGACGATAACGGTAGGTTTATCGATGAATCCACGTTTGTCAGGGTCGTAATCGGCATGGAACATCTTTCCATCCTGTTTGCGCTCTACGTCGATACTACCTCCTGACTCAAGTCCCGTTGCGACACGTGCACCTGAAGCAGAGGCAGAACCACCTGCTCCGCTTAGCGTCATTCGCTTCACCTTATTGCGCTCTGCAAGAGCAGCTGCAAGCTGTGCTGCACCCGTGATACCCATCAAGGCTGCAGCAGGAATACCAGCAGGGAAACCCAATTCAGAGAAAGTCTTAGCGATTGCAGAAGCAGTTGAAGCGATGATTTGTGCTGCTTGAATAGCGAAGTTAACATCTGCATATTTCTTCTGTATCTTCAGCTTCTCATTAGCCTTCTTCTTCTCAAGCTCCGTAGTGTCTTTACCAGCGTTCTTTGCAGCTTCAATTTCAGCATCATACTTGGCATCGACGTTCGCAATCTCTGCCTGTTGAAGTGATTGCATAGCGTCAACGAAAAGCCCCTTGTAGTTTTCAAAGTCCTCCTTCCACTTTTCACGTCTTAAGCGTGAGACAGCTTCCTCGTATTCTTGTTGACTAATGAATCCAGCCTGCAACAGACTTTTCAGATGCTCGAGTTCTTCTTGATAGAGGTCTTTGCGTTTCGCAAGGCCATACTGTTGGAGTATTTGATTTCTATAGTCTTCAGCCTCTTTCACAAGATTGCTTTTTGCTTTTTCATACTCTTCTGCCGTGAGAAGTCCTTTTGCGTAGTCCTCGTCAAGTTTCTTCCTTTTTGCTTTTTGCTGTTCATCGAACGTTTCAAGGCCGTACTCCTGTTTAGCACGAGCACGCTCCTCCTCCTTTTTCTTCTCATATTCTGCTACGATTGCAGCCTTAGCAGCTTCGTATGCCTCTGTAACCTCTTTCTCACGTTCTCCATTATCTTTCGCACGCTGTAAGGAAGCCTTATAATATCCATCCAAGATCACTAATTTCGCATCACATTCTTGCTGAAGGGTCTGCGGTTTAGCAGGAGCTGACTGACGTATTTGATCCAGAGAGTCGTAGTACTCTTTCTCTGCCTCGATATAAGCAGTGTTCGCAGCTTGCTGCTGGTCAGCGACTGCCTTAGCTTGCCCTTCGTGTAAGGCCTTCTTCTTCGCAGCGTCCTTGAAGACCATATTCTCAGAGCGTTGCAAGTAAGTCTTCTCGATGTCGAGTAGTTTGTTCTGATGCTGAATATTGAGGGCTGCCATGTATGCACTATACTGCTCTTGTGTAAGGGTCTTCTTCGCAAGTGCATCCTTCAATGCATTCAGACTCTTATCGTAGCTTCGCTTCTCTGCGTCGAGGTCTTGCGCACGGTCATGAGCAAACAACTTGCTTGCTACGTCATCAGGGTCAGTAGTCTTTGTCTTTTTCGTTTTCGTTTTCGTCTTCTTCACTTTGGGGTCTTTCACTCCATTCTCGATGGTGTTGTGGCCACCGCTTAATCCGCCTTGAGAAGAAGAGTGACCCTTAGTGTCTGGGGAAACATCAACTGAGAGATGGGCAACCTTCTTGTTGCTACCTGTGTTCTTGATAGCATCGATGAAGTTGTCGCGAACATTCATGGCCATCTTCTTAGCGTCTTGACCTATTTCTGTCCAGGTGTCTTTATAAGCATCCCAAAGGCCCTTGATACCTGTCGTAATCTTATCAACATCGAACGAGAAGGCACCTTCAATTACCTTCGACCATGCCTTTGCCATTCGACCCATTCCTTTAAAGCCATCAATGACGAGGTTGACACCGAACTTGAACACCTCCCATGCACTCTTGAAGTTGTTCTTTATGTTCTCGATACCAGCACGGAATACCTTAGACTCGTTGTATAGGTCGATGAAGTAGTTAATGATTTTGACAGTATAGTCGATAATCTTCGATAGAGCCTTTACTCCGAAGATCTTAGCCTTCATCGTAATCTCATCGAAGCCATTCTCTCCAAGTCCGAAGAACTTAGACATCTTCTCGTTAAGTTCTGCTTGCGCTTCAACCTGCTCACGCTGTAACTCTCCATACTCTCCTGTGACACCCTTCAGTTCCTCCATATTAGTAGACATATCAGCTAAGGTCTTCACGAGCTTCATACCCTCGTTGCTCGCAGTTTTACCAAATACAGCCTTCATGACTTGACCGACTTGCATAGAGTTTTCAGGCAGCTCCTTAATCTTACCTGAAATCATCTTAATAGCCTCTAAGATAGAGGTCTTTCCTGATATAAGGTCTGCTTCAAGTTGCTTGCTCGAGATACCAATAGAGTTCAGCGCACTCTGTGTTGCAGATGACATCGTGCGAATACGGTTCGTGGCAGTCTGTATCAAACCCATACCTGCTTCATTGAAGATACCTGAGCGTGTCTGTGTTATACTTGCAACGAGGTCCTTAACGGATGCACCAGCATCACTGAACGCAGGTCCGTACTGTTGAATCTGACTAAGGAATGTACCGTTAAGATCGGCTCCTGCTTGTAATCCATCCTTAATGACATTGATAGCCTCTGCTGTAGAGATACCGTATTGATTGGTAAGCGACTCCACAGTACCGAGCACCTCCTTATAGTCTTTACCGAACTGTTCAGCGAGAGCAGATATCTGACTCTGTGTGTGAACGAGTTCGTCACCTTGAATATTGAAGAACTCACGGGTCAGTCGTTGAGCTTCTTCAACCTCCATATTGTAATTGTAGAACCACTTAGCCCCTTCTATAGCTGCTGAGATGGAAGCGACAGCAGCTGTAGCAACACCCACGAGTTTCGTCCAACCACCAGAGATAGAGGAGAACATGCCCTCGAACTTACCCATGATGCCTGTTGATTCTTTACCCATTGACTCGCCCAACCCTGAGGCATCATGCTTCAGCTCTGAGATACGTCCATTGACCGTACGAAGTTCTGATGCTAATCGCTCGTACTCCTGTGGATTAGTTGCCTTCGATGTGTCATTGAGAGCTTTCTGAAGTTCCTTGGCATGCTTCTTGAGCTGTGACATCGTCATAGCGTTGACATCCATTGCAGAGCGAAGCTCACTCAGCTTCTTATTATTATCAGCTATCAGTTTACTATAGCTTCTCACCTCTTTTTGTAAGTTTTTGTACTCCGCAGTCTCCTTCTTACCCGCTGCTTCGAGGTCGAGCATTCGATTCTGTCGAGCCTTCATTTCCTTACTTAGGTCGCGTGTTGCACGCTCAAGTTCAAGCAGTTCTTGCTGTGCCTTGTCTGTTTTAGCATCAATGACCAATGTGATGTGGTCTTCTTTAATTTTGCTCATATCTATTGATTATCTGTGAGTAATCTGTGCTGTGAAAGTGCTTCTTCCATTTTCTTTCTCCAAGCCTCACGAACCTCATCCGTAAAGCCTGCTTGGATGTCGGGGAAGGTTTCGTTATAGAGAACTCCCCAGACAACTCTGTTATAGATAGCATACTTAGCACGCTGCTTCTTGGCTCGCTTAGAGCTCATACCAGCGTAGTTCAAGCGATATTGCATATCGAGGAAGCGAATGTAAGAGAGTACATTGAGATATACGGAGAACTCTCCATTCGATTCTTTCGGAGTGAACGCACGACGGGACAGGAAATTCCGAAGCGTTCCAGTACGCTCCTTGAAGTAGCGATTAGCTACCTCCTCCTGTGTCTGATAGATGATGCCTATGTCACGACGGAGGATATCAGAGATAAACTCATCCTTAACGAATTGATCTGTTACCATGTTACAAAGATAGCACGAGCAATGGGAAGGGAAAAGGACAAAAAAGCGAGAGCAGCACGTCTCACGACGTACTGCCCTCTAAAAAACAAATTACCTAAAACATATTATATTTCACGAAACATCCACTTGAACTCTAAGCCTTGCGCACCAGGTCGATTGCAAAACTGAAATCCTGCGTCACGAAGCGCAGAGAAAACTTGCTCTACGCTTATCTTAGCGGAGGGGTCTATATTGCGAATCGCATCGACAACCTCCGTGGTGGAGAAGAAATGAGTTGTCTCTGCTGGTGTCGACGCTGGCCGATATGTCGCTGATAAAGCAGCTATGTATATACTGATGTCAGTTACAGGCTGCTCTTCTTGTTCTGTTTCTTTTTTTTGTTTCATTGTCGTTAAGATTTGTCAGCGTCCCCGTGAGGGTCTACTGAGGTGAGAAATGCGTTAAGGTCTCTACGCAATGAGCGTAAGGTGTCGAGGAAGGTTAGGGCTGTCTCTGGCTTAATCGTGCCTGCGTCTCGCCACTGGTCGATGAGGAAATCCTCTATCGCTTCTAACCTTTCAATTCTCTCTGAGAGATACCCTGGGTCGAGCATTGTCCGCAGAACCTCTGCGGTCTGCTCATCAAGATTAACAATAGAAGCCTTCATATCTCTTATCATTTTAAATCCTTAATCTCTGATAACGTGCGGTCAAAACTCTCAAGAGTGTTGACACGCTCTTCCCATCTGATCATAGCAGTCTGCTGTCGAGCGGATGCTCCTCCAGACTCATGTATACCTCGATAGTAATTGAGATGAAATATCGCCTTACGGAGTTGACGCTCAATATGATTTCTAAAGGACCTTATCAGTCCTGGAGTAGCACGGAAATCATCTAATGTTATGAATAGGCCTTTTTCAGCTTTGTAATCATACACAGTAGGGTCAGTTATAATCTTCATTTCACGCCTCCTTCCTGAACACTACTTTTAATATGATCAGCCAAAGAGTAATATTCGTCTCCATCGTCTGGTACTGATTGAATAGACTCTTGAGAAGAGTCGAAACCAAACATACCACGTATTGGTGTGAAATAGATGCGCAATATACACTTCCTCATTATGTTGTTTCTATTAACAGAGATAACTCCGAGAGGACCTTCGCTAACCTTGAAAAGGTATCTTTCTTCAGCCTTTGGTATAGCACAGAATTTTTCCTCCAATTCTTCAACAACCTTGTTGAATGATTTTTTGTCCGCTACAAGAACTCCTTGGTATTTCTTCAAACAGTCAGCAAGCGGTGTAAGCTCTTTTGGAATTGAATAATCTATAATACAATAATCAAAGAATATCATGCCTTGCCTCCTTTCTTTTCTTGTTTATTTAAAGAGCGTTGGTTACCAAAATTAAGACAGTAGATAGCATACATATCTATACTACCATTAAAGTTTACTTTTACACACGCATCGCCACTTATATACCCTACAGATACGACTTCGTTTAAACCATCCAGTGTTCCTGTTTTGCAAAGACCTGGAATTATATTTCCTGCAACATTTCTTTGCACTAATTCTACCTTTTGCCCTTCTTTCATATTTATGACAATATCTTTTGCTTCTTTGCTAAAATAAAACGTTGCTGATCTTGCATGATGCTCATACCGCAATAAATAGGTTTGTAAACTGGTAGCAATTTCTCTGCCCTTTTCTTCCACTTCTTTCTTTGAAAATACAACTTCAAATTCTACGGTCATTTTCATCATATCGGGAAAAGCCATTTGTATTTCCATTTCTGCTGGGGTTAAGTCTTTCATTTTTTGCCTCCTTTCTTTTCTGCTTTGTTCATGCGATTAACTAAGTAGCCGGCGCAGATAGTTGCGATGACTGATGTGATAGGCTGCTGCTCGATAGCTATCGCTGCTAAGCCAACGCACAAAGTTACGAGGTTTACCCTAATTACCAAACGACGGGTAACTGAGAACTCGCAGATACGGCTGTAGAACTCGCTTTTTGAGTCGAGCCATTGATTAAGAGACTTGATTTTGCGCTGTATCGTAGCACGTACGTCGATAGGCTGCTGCCTTACAGAACTCTCGAATTCGATTACTTTTTGCATATTGCATCATTGTTAAACCATCCACGGAACTGCCGTGGCAGAGATACAGAAAAACGGCTGCACATCCCGCTGGTTTAACAATGATGCATCTCTCCGAAGAGCTATACGAATTGTACGAGATGGCAACCGCCAATATTTTATTTGAGGGCATGAAAAAAGCCCAAGCAAAATGCCGAGCAATAACCGATGCTCTTACGAGATGGACTACCATCATTGTTAAACCACTGCAAAGATACGTATAACATTTGGTACTTGCAAGGGAAAACGCAAATAATTTTTGCGTCACGCAAAATTATTCTATTATAATGGGTTTCTCATCGGGTAAATCGTCATGGGGTATCTGATATTCGTCAAACACCCTCAACAGCTGGTCCTCGTTATACACTTGGATATCATAGCCTTGCCCTTTAAGGTCTTTAATTAAGTCTTTCTTCTTCGGACCAGCAGCAAAACCCATAATGACGATGTTCGTCTTCTTACTGATAGAAGTGTTCATGTCAGCTCCATACTGCTTCAGGAGTTTTCCCAGTTCATCACGCTTCGGAAAGGTAAGAAACTGTCCTGTGATGACAATCTTCTGACCAAAGAATGGTGTGTTTGGATTCTCCACTTCTTCTGCGCTGAGAGGCTTCAATGTGTCAGAGTTAAGATGATTGTTAGCTCTAACCTCGAGAGAGGGTCTTCTAACCTTTCTCATAGACATATTGATTTCTGCCTTCATTCTCTCACGGATACAGAAATTGATAAATGTGTTGATGTTTTCTTTCTGAGAGAGATAACCTATAAGATCGTTCTCTACAATTAGTTGATGTTCCATAATACAATAGTTTTTTAGTTTCTTATTCGAAACAAGGGTACAAAAAGATATAGAATTGTAACAAAAAGCAAATAAAAAGGATTCGACGTCTCAAACGTCAGAAGAATTCATGAGGAGTGAGTTTGATTAATTGGTATATACAACTGGACAGACGGACAATCCAATCCAGAAATTATATAATCAACATACGCTACATAAGAATTAGTTTCGTCCATGTAAGCTAATATCTCTGAACATAGGCGTCTTGGAACGTATCCTAAGTGAACATGATCGTCAGAGTACACCCTGATTGCATTAGGGTCGTGTGGGTTTGTTGGGTCTTTCTCAAGAAAAACCGACTCATTAGACATAAGTTCTCTTGCTCTTTTCTGTGCTTCATCAGACCTATAATATAGGCCTGCTAATCTAAATGAGAAAACATCTCGTTCAGGAGGAGTTGGTTCTGAAGAAACATCTTCTTCTTCTTCTTCTGCCACTGAGTTAAGTTCCTCCACCTCTTTGCGTTTCTTTAGTTGCCTCCTTCTGATAGAGAGTGCAACGAAAATAGCGAAGGAAATCGTTATAGCATTCAATAGCAGTGTGAGTCCTTCAGAGACATGAATGCCTATAAATTTCAATAGAAAAGCACAAATAATGTTGGTTAATAACCACGTTCCAAACCCAGTAAGAAAAGTCTTCATATAATTAATAGTTCTCAGTTAATATTTTTTTGCAAATATACAAAAAACGAATAGAAACGCAATGAAAAGTAAAAGAAAAAGCCTCCGATGTATCACACACCAGAGGCTTCGAGTTCTTTTTTTTAGTAAACTAATGTGACATGATGCACATTAATATCTTGCTAAAGAAATATCAGAAAGTTGTTTACCAATGCTTCTGATACCTTCTTGTATTTGTTCTACACGTTTTTGACTGGGTTGCTTCTGTCCTGCTATATATTGACGCATTAGTGAAGCATTAATACCGATTTGCTTCGCAACGAGTGTTGCATTCATTGGGAACTTATCGAAGAATGCCCATAGATCATACTTGAAAGTCATCTCAAGCTCTGGTATGTCATAGCCTTCTTCGATACTTTCTTGTCTTGCTACAAGGAGATCTTCTACAGCAGAATCAACAGTTGCTCCATATCCGCATAATCCAACCTGTCCAAGGTCTTCTTCTACGAAGCATGAGCAGTTTTTCTCTCCTGCTTGTTTCTCAACACACACTGTTACTTTCATATACTTGCTTTATGATTATATTCTTTTTAAAAGAGTCCTTTATATATAATTAGTAAATTTCTGAAGGATAGCCGACACGTGAAAGTGTCGGCTATTCCTTAATCAGAACCAAAAAGTTGTTTCAGAATACTTTTTAAAGTACCTGTATTCACTTCTTGTGCGTCATGTCTTGGCACTGCAGTCGAGTTCCCATTTGCAGGGTTTATCCACAAGTCGTGCCTTGAACCGTGTCTTAAAAGTTTGCATCCTTTCTTTTTAAGGATTCGTTTTAATTCACTTGACTTCATATTTACTAAAAAAAATAAAAGAACTCTTTGTCTTAATGACGATGCAAAGGTAACAAAAAAGTTACGAACTACCAAATAAATAAGTAACTTTTTTGTTACATATATTATTTTTTTTGATTAACGGACATGATAACTATTTATCAAGATCTCAAGCATCTCTGAGATTGACACTCCTGTCTTAATAGCTAAATGCGTTAATCTTTCTTTTGCCTGCTCGCTCACACGTGAGCTGAGCGGTACTTTCCCTAAGTACTTACGTCCAGAGTTAGGACGTGCGCCACCTCTGTTATCACTCATGTCGATTTCTTTTCGTTAAAAACTCAGCAGCCTTGCGCAATGAAGAAGCAAGGCTCTCCGCTGTTACTCTATCCTCTTGGAGTTCTAACCTCCAGCGAGGAAACTTTCTGCGATACAGATACGTTATCGCTTCATCCTCGCTCTTCTCGTATCCGTATACATGACTGAAACACTTGCTTCCGTGATGACGAGCAGCCCATTCACCCATTGCACCGACGATGTGAGCGAGCTCGTCCACTGTTACCGTACAATCTTCTAAAAGAGTTACCTTCTGACTTTCATTAAACTGCCCATCTTGGAATTTGATGACCACCTTATTCTCTGTATCTGTCAGCACCCAGCCGTTAGGCTGAGTACTGCTCTTCTGAATAATATACTGTCCCATTTTAGTAAACACCTATTATATAAAGATTACCATTCTGTAATACTGAGGTATCTTCTTTCTTCATTGGCTCGCTATAACCGCTATTATCAAGGTAAATAAACTCGTCTTCAGCGAGGTTCTCGATACGAGTCTTAATGACGCTCATATCCTTCAAGAACTCCTCTCGTTCTTTCTCCGTGAAGTCAGAGTTTTCCAAGGTCTCATCTATATCGACCTCTTGGAAGTTCTCAGCGTCTCCCTTGAAGAACTTAGTGAAGTCATTGTAATAGTTGAGGACGTCAAAGCCTGCACGTGGGCTTTCGTCAAAGAGGGTATATATAGAAGAGGTTTCACCCTCATTCTTGAAGGTTGCAACCTTCATATTGTTCGCCTCTGCAAAGTCAACCGCCTCTTGATATGAAGCGAACCCTACGATTGCCTCGCCTTCCTTAAGACCAAATGAGGTACCGATATTAATTACTGAAAGATTGTTCTGGTTTGCTATTTCTGAAATATTCTTCATAATCTTTGCCCGTCATGCCGATAGTGCAGCGTTTAGATTTATTATTTCTTGTTTAGAATGTTAATTAAAGATGCGTATTATAAGCAATACCATTATTTAAGTTTACGTTAAACTTAACACCAGTTTTTTTGCATCTCATTACTTGGAGGTGAGGAGCTACCCTATCATTGTAGCCCCTGTGGGTAAAGAAAACTCTTCCATCTTCCATCTCAACGAGACCTTGACGACAGCAGTCTCTGTTATTTACGATTTGTTCAGCAGTTTCTCTTTCGATTCCATCTTGATAGTTGTATCTCATACTTTGTGCCCGTCATGCCGATAGCGCAGCGTTTAGGTTATTATTTCTTTTTTGATTAAATATTGTTTTCTACCATGAATTTTGCGAGGTAGTAAGCCTGCTTCTCGCTAATTCTACCAGTACCGACAGAAGCCTTTGCAAAAGTGTCAATTAAAGAATTGATAAACTGGTTGTCAGTATTAACCTTATTAAGGACTGACATGTAAGCGTCAAGCAAAGATTGATTATAACGTGTGTTAGCGTCTAATAGACCTTGCTTTGTGCTTTCAATCTTATCAGCTATTGTCATAGTCTGCTTCTTAGCCTTTGGTGTAGCCTTCAAGCTCTCACCATTTTCGTCGGTAAGATTGAAAGCCATTTCTTTTTTTATAAGACCATTGATGTAAGTTACCTCTACATAACCTGTAGACTTGGTGATAACCTTTGTAATAGTGCCTTCCTGGTTCTTTTTGTTGAAGACCTTTGTTCCGATGTTGATTCTTGAAGGTCTCATGTTGTTTACAGTTTTTACGGTGTGTCTCACCTTCTTTAATTCTACGATGCAAAGATAACAACTTTATTTGATATATGCAAGCGTTTTTCAAATTATTTTCGAAGAAAGTTTATTTTTTCTCAATACTTTACATAAAAGAGCCGTAACAGTTCGAAAACTGCTACGGCAACAAAGAACGAGCATCGTTATTCTATTATTCAACGGTCACGAAACCGTGACGGATCAAGTCAGCAAGGAAGGCATCGGGGCTGTCAGTCGAAACAAGGTAGCCCTCAAGTTCCTGTAAGCGGTGAGCAAAGCGCACCATATATTCTTCGTCTGTGCCTTCGCTATCGAAGCGACTGCCTGCGTGAAGCTGGCGGAGGAACTCCTCGGGGCTGTATGCTACAATTATGTGGTTGTCTCCTTTAACGTGGTAGTTTTTGAAATTTGGCGAATCTACTCGGTGATGTTCGGGGACTAAATTGTGAGGAAGCTTGCTTTGTAGCTTTGCTTCGGTCATAATAGAGCCGAAGAGTTCTCTTGGAGAGATGGTCGGCTTTTGCTGACCATCTCTTGTTTCTATTTTTATTCTTCTCATACTGCTAATTTCTTTGTTCTTATCTTTAGGTAAAGTTTTTCGCTTTCGGTGAGGAAGGGAACGTTCTGCAGGGTGGTATTTGTTTGTACCTGCCCTTGTTTTGCAAAGGTAATCATTTTTGAGAGAAAATGAATCCAAGCAGACATCTTTGTGAAATTCGTTGAACCTCCGTGCTGGCGAAACTCCACCGTGCGGTGGCGTGCGTAAGCTTCGAGGTTAACCTTGTGGTAGCGATTGTGATTAAAAGCTGCTCTAAGCTCACCAATGTTAGAAGCTTGGTTGATGATTGTCTCTGAAATGGTGGTAAGAGGCCTGCAGAAAGTGTTGTTGCGTCTGCTTCGAGGCATGAAGTGGTCGATAACATTCTCAAGGCGCTTGTAAGTTATTACAAGGTTCTTCCAAGTCTGGAGGTCGAATTCAGCAGCGTCCATGTGAACGTGAAGTCCGCAAGAGTCGTTAACCTTAGCGTTGCAGAGGTCGAGTACCCAGCAGACCTTTTCAAGTTCCTCAAGTCCTTGCTCTCCGTGTAGGATTGGGCTAACGAGTTCGAAAGTGTTGTTGCCTGAAAGGCTGCTGTCGGTAACCAGCTTCCAATGGTCGGTGTGGTCGGTGTGGTTGTATCCTTCAACCTCGACTCTGATGCCTGCTGCGGTAAGTTCTCTTGCGAGGCGTTCTCTTGTGCAGTTGTAAGCTTCAATCTCGATACCGAAGTTGCGGTTGAAAGTGTAGTCGAGTTGTGGAAGAACTGTTGCTGCTGCCTGCGCTGCGCCCTGTGTCATTCCTTGCATCATGCGCTTGTAGACGTTTTGTACGAATCCGTAGTTACCGTTCGCTACAAGGTCAGCAACCTGTCTGCGTGTAAGTCCGAGGGTGAGGAGCTTCTGAATCTTAGAAGTCTTTGTTCCGTTCTCGTTAAGAATGCTTTGAATTTGCTCGTTCATAATCTTTGTTTTTGAATGTTCTTTGTTTCTAATTGTACTGCTAAGTTAACACTATAATAAGGAACACGCAAGTACTATCGCACTTATAATCAGCGATTTAGGAGTAATTATCTAAAGCTAAAGAACGATATAAAAAAGGCCAACGCATCACTGCGTCGGCTCTTCATTCATTATCCTAAACAATCCTTTAATATGAGAAACTATTAACTATAATTCTACCAACTAATAAAACATGATACAAAGGTAAGTATTTAAGCACGATTTGCAAAGGACCGACTTAGAACGTGTGTTCCAAGCGTGTCAGGAGCAACACAAGAGAGCATCAATGTCCATCCGAGGGAGGATAGTTCAGTAGCTACGAAGGGTATCATCTCAGCTTTATCAAGCTCGCCACGAGATAACCAGTCGATATTGCCCTCTTCAGCATCAGCTATCATCCAAGCGTGAAGCTTAGAGAGTAATCGGAGGGTCTGATCGGAGGCAAGCATGTACTCAGCAGCGTCAGCACGGTTCGTCATCTTGTTCGCCACGGTAATGGCGATGCGTTGGGTAATCTGGTAAGAATTGCGTCCATCTGCTGACATATTCAGTTCACCATAGTCAACAAACAGGAACGAACCAACTAACTTATCGATGCGCTGCTTTAATTCGTCGAAAGATTGACCATAGACGTAGTTAGTAATCTCGGGGAGTCGCGACACATTGGGAAGTTTATCGAGCGACTCCGCAAGTTCGTTGTAACCAGGAAAGTCGCTCGAACCATTGGTAAGTATAGCACGGATGCCCTCTTTGGCAGGGTATTGTGCGAAATAGAGAAACTGATCTTTAATCATAATATCTTATCGATTACAGAGATAGGCAGCCCTACCTCTTCACTGATTTTTAATTTATCCCATCCAAAACCCTTCATATCCTTAACTGCATCGATAGTCTTCTTACGCAGCACCTTCAGATAAGTAAGTACGTTCATCTGTTCTATCTGCTTTGCGTTGCCAAGTCCCTCCTTGGAGAGGTCGTAGAGCGCATCAGAGGCATCGGTGGTGATAGGCTGCTTGGGTTTATGAGCAAACTTAGACAGCAGAGAGAATGAAGTTTTACTAAACAGATAGTTGTTAAATGCTTGAAAATTAAACGATATAGCCGTAAGCGTTTCGAGTGGAAGTTTAGCGAAAGCGTTAGCCAATTCGTGTGCACGCTCAGAATTGTACTCTTTCTCTGGATAATAGAGAATAGCTGCGAGCAGTGGCAACGACTCCTCACCTCGCTCGATAAGACCCTGCGCCTCGACATACTGAAGGGCAGTAAGCGAGCAGGTGAGCGTTCCAAAACTCGTCTCAATTCGATATCCAGGAAAGGAACGTCCGTCAATCTGAACAGAAGGGATGAGCTGCGCACAGAAGCAGAGGTCGACTACGTATTGATAGTCGAGACGGCGCAGCACACGTGCAAGTGGAATATTCAAGCGATAAGGATCTACACGACGACACAACTCGTAAGTATCCTCGTCGACACTATCCAGCACGCTATTGTTATCAGGATAGCTAATTTGAAACATGAACGTGAGCTGCTCGGAGATAGCTACGAGATTAGCAATCTGTTCCTCTGAATGGAACTTACGCTTATCCCAACCCATGATATCGCATAGCCAGTTAATCCGAACTTCTCCAGCGGACAGTTCGCCTGCTGCCATACGGAGGAAGTCGCCCACAAGGCGGATATACTGACGGTAATTCATAGCATCCCAACGATTAGGAATGCTATGAGTCTCACCTTTATATATTAGTTCAATATCCTTCATCATGGCAACATTATAATATTATCATCAGGATTATTGTATGCTGAATTAGAGCAGAAGTCCACTGAAGCATCTGTAGCGAGCAGCGTGTCAGCATTCGAGATGAGTTCCTCTGCCTCACGATCGAGGCGGTCGGCAAGTGCGAAAATAGCACTGGATTCATCCTTGCCAGAGCGTGCAGCGTGACTATCATCGAAGAGGTTTCGAATCGTCGAAGGGAACTCGAGGATATCAAACCTACGGAGCGACTTTGCTATTGTCTTCTTTACCAAGGCAAGCAATAAGATAGGACGAATGCGCTCTCTATTATCATTTGTAAGTTTCTCGAAGTAAATCGACATAACTTCATCGAGCGTTTCCTTCTGCAATGGTATAGTTCTGAAGAAGTAAAGATAAGATGCATCGATAGGATAGATTGAATCCATCTGATCCATTGTCTTTATCTCGCAACGCTCCAAGATCGGGAAGTAAGGTGTCTTACGCCACAGTTCTGCAATCTCACCTTCAGTAGGTTCAGATAATAGTTGTACAAGCGTGTCGATTGAATTGCAGTAGTTTTCCATATAAGAACGCTTCATCGCCTCCAGCTCGTACTTATAAACATTGACCTCGCCCTTCCTTCGATTCACACTATCAAAGATGATTTGATTTGCCATAGTCATGTTCGCCATAGCAGCACGCAATGCTTCCATAAGAGGAGAGTCTTCTTTCTCTTTTAAAAGCTCATCGAACACAGCACGACTGATTACGGTTTCGATGCGCTTACGAGCGGTAAGACCAGACGAACGCAAATCATTCAGGTCCATATTAGTTTCCACTCCAGGCGCATAAAGACTGAATGTGGAGAAGTTCTTGAAAATGTCTAAGAGTATATTCATGACTGCTGCTGATTTAGTCTGTCTTTCGGTGCGACGTCTTCCTGTCGCTGAGGAACCTCGCGATAGAAGCCTATGCGATAGCCTTGCTTATAGAGTTCAGGGAAGTTCAAGCGGAGAGCGAGATTAAACGGTTCTGCACATATCTCGTCCTCGGGGGTGAGCGACATTATATATATAAGGTAGTTGTAGTAGGCGTCAGACCCTGACTTGCTGATGACACCATCTTTACTAACCGCTGTGATAGATGCATCCAAACCAACACTTGACAGTAAGGCTTCTTCTGCTCGCTTATCGTAGGAAATCAACGCATCGATATACTCCTTATACTTAAGGTCGATAGTTTCGATTCTCCACTGCTGCTCGTTGCCAGAATTATCCAAAAATGAAATAGAAGAGTAGGCTTTGCCTTGATTGTCAGCACCGCTTAGATAGTCGCCTATCTTACGCAGTTCTAATCGCATATACTCTACAAGCAACGATTCACGGTATTCAGTACCGATACTGATACCGTTATACTTCACCAGCTCTTGATCCTTAGATTTACGAACCTTATTCTCCTCGCATAGCTTCGCTAACTGAGTACGCTTGCTTAATACCCACGCATTCGGAATGATGATGTGTATCTTCGCTGCAAGGGAATTACGCAAGAAGGAATTGATGTATGAGGCAGTCTTGTTGCTACCTTGGATATAAGGACGTGCGCCCTGGTGTGTCTCATTCACTCCATAGAACTCGTCGACTGATTTCTCACGGTGGTGTGACACAGCAGCAAACAGATAGTTGTCAATTTCTGACAATGCGAACTTAGGATAGATCTTGTAGTTACCCATGCCGTACGTCCAGCGTCCTACAGCTATGTTATTGAAGTCGCTATAATTAATCTGATCGTATGCTACATCCTTACGATTAGTAGCAAGACGGCAGTGCTTATTCTCTAATGGTTCAAGACCTGCTACTGGCAACATACCAATACGCTTACCACGGGAAAATCTCCACTTACAGAAGAAGTCACCGAACCAGTAGTAGTTCTTGATGCAGGTCTTAGCAAACTCCTGTGCAGATGTTTCCATTCCACGCTCCTGCCAGCTATTCAACCATTCATCCCAAGCAGGCAGTGCAGTGTACTCACGTCGCAGCTTACCATTCTCTACTGTCTGCATATAAGCGCATGGTCCATTACCATAGAGCATCTTAATCTCCTTGCTATACAAGCGAGGCAGCAGGCGGTTCTGCTTAATCTCCATCGCAACCTCTTCGCACTGTGCGTTGTTCACGCCACGCATACATACCTGATATCCGTTAACACTCAACCACTGGTGTTCGTGTAGGTACGACTGTCTACCCTGTGGTACGAGTAGCCCTTGCTTTGTTGACAACTCGTTTCCTTCTCCAATCTGGAAGGAGAAAGTGTTGCCGTCCATCATATAGAGACCAGCGTTGCCGTGCAACTCAATACTATCTGTCATAACCAATTTATCTTATGTAGTTTATATCCGTCTTGAGGGAAACCCATATACCTGATGAGTACGCGATAACACATCTTCGGATTTCCGTCTTTGTCTTCGAAAAGAAAGTAATTCTCGGAGTCGACATTAAAACATTCATCTGGTAGTTGTGTGCGGTACTTGCAATGTTCCTTGACCACCATCTGCTCGCCTGCCATACCTTGTGAGCGAGAGTAGGGAAAGAAGCAGATAGTGAAGTCACCTTGTGGTACTTTACTAATTTCTCTTGCCCATTGCATCGCATCGATGCCGTTCATCTCAATCGTCTTCTCCATTACTTGCGAAATTACTTAAAATCGCTGTAGGAACAAAGGACGATTTTGCCCCCTTACTGTCATATTTCCTAACTTTTGAAACGTTGCACCGCTTTTCCTCAACTCAGCGGTGCGTGGTGATAAACGCCGTTTGTTTATTTTTGTTTTTGATTTTCAAAACGTAAACCACTGAAACACAACAAAATAAGATTTTGACCTATGCAAATAACCTTTATTATTGCCCTATTTTGGACATTTTTTATATCAAATATTGGACATTATTGGGTGTTATATCGTGATGTTTTCAGGCAAATCATCAGGATAACTGCTTAATTCCTTTTTAATAAGGTCGGAATAAAGCCCATATAAAAGGTAAATCATCGCACTTGGGAGCTGCGTTGTTAGTCCTGGTCTTCGCTTGAGTTCTTCCTTCTTCTCTGAAGCTTTGTCGAGTTCTATTCTGCCGTTGGTTTTCTTCAACGGACTAATCAAAATTGCACTGCAAAGATAAGGACATTCGTTTTCATCAATTCGCACCTTCGGAAGCAAAGGAAGCTTCTCGCCAAAGAGTAACTGACACAAACGGAACTGCTGCCAGTGGTAGATTGTAGGCGCACCGTCGTTGTAAAGGAAAACAGAAAAGCCGTAACTCTCTAAGGCTGCCTTCATCGTCAGTGAGTCAGTAGTTATCTGCTCTAATTCCTCACGTGTCTTGTTACCTGCACGGTCAGGATAGAGATGTATAACCTTATTTACCGCATCAGTACCAAAGAATGAATACACCTGCTGCGCAAGGTTCTGCTGGTCGTCGGGAATGTATGCCCAAAACTCCTTAATGATATCAAAGCGACTACCATAGTCTTTCTTCTGTCCAACAATGAGCGATTGAAAGTTACCAGGATCGTAACCAATGTAAAGCGGTTCACGCTTATCGTAGTGTCGAAGATAGCGAGCGGTGAGGGTGAAGTGGTCTTTGAGGTTCAACTTCAGTATCTGGTCATAGATATAGCTATCTTTGAACTGGTGTCGCTCGTGGTCGTAGGTAGTGAAGAACTTGTTAGTCACCTCTTTGTGACGAATGGCACAGATAGCAGTTAAGAACTCATCCATATCGAGCGTGTCGAGCTGGGTCTTGAAGAACTTAGGACCGAGAATGTCCTTATTGCAGAAAGATGAAGCACGGATATAGTAGATTGCGTTCCTTCTCATATCCGCTAAGCGTGGTTTCCATCGGGCAACAAAAGCGTTAAGGCGTTCATTTTCCAGTCTTATCTTCTCCATCGTGACAGGGTTCTTCGTATTGCGCAATTCTTGCTGGAGCATAAACTGCTTATAGAGCGACTGATTGATAGCGAGCGAAACACTGGCTATCTCCTCTATGAGCTGTCGGTCCATCTTGTTTTCGTATTCCTCAAACCAATCGTCCTCACCAAGGTCGACACGTGCGGTATCACTCACGCCAGTCACACCTTCATAGTAGGCAGAGCGACGGATGTCAGCAGGACCACCACGAAGTGAAGGGAAGAGTCGTGACTTGAGTTTCTCACCGCTGTTGTGCTTCATCTCCTCGACGAAAGCGTGGACAGCATTACGACCAGCGACACTCTCAGGCTGATCTGAAGATACCAACTGGAGGTGTGCACCATTGCGGAAGATGACCGAGTGCTTAGCGTAGGCAATAGGGTAGCGTGGTCGACGGAAGTGTGAAGGTAGCTTTGCTTCACCGACCACATAGTCGATGCCATACTCCAACATTGCTCGCTGCTTGCCATTCACGATGACAGGACGAGAGAACGATGCCTGAATGTTAGGCCAGACGTTCGTCATCAAGGCGACGTAAGTCTTGTGAACAAGGAACGAAAGTTCACCAGGCATATCATTCGTTACACGAATAAGTCGAGGAACGATAACGCCCTCCGTCTTACCAGTCGCACGAGCCCACTCTGCATAGAGCATATTCGGGTCGATGATGTTCGCCAACAGCTGAACACGGTTCATATAGTAGTGTTCGAAGTTAGCTGTTGGTTGTTGAGTGTTGGTTGTTAGGTGTTCATCAGTCATTTTGAATCTCCTCTACTATTTCAGCATCTTGAATGTCAGCATCACGCAGCAGTCGCTTCTTCTCTTTCTGCTCGATAGGCAGCGAGTCAATAAGCGTGACATAAAAGCCTTGATTGTGTTTCGCAGCAATGTCTTTGAGACTCTTCTTTGAGAAGCCAAGTTCCTCGGCTGTGATGCTCGGTGAGATAAGGATTGTAACACCAAGGTCTCTATCAGCTTCGGAGATTTCAGAAGCACGACGACGACATTCCAGCGCACGTTCGTAGCACTTGCCTTGTGTCTTATAGTCACCAGCCATGGCACACATCTTGGCAAGCTTCTCAAACTGGTTAGCGTACTGGTTCTCCCATATCTTGATAGGCACGTTGTTGTCTACCTGAAAGTAATTGATAGCTTCATAGAGCCGAGCCATACACGTGCGCTGCTCTATCTTGATACCTTGATTGGCATTAATACGCTGTTGCAACTTACGAGCTGCACGAGTGATGCTGCGTTCGTGTTCGTAGATTTCCATTGCCCACTGCAACTGTTCCAAGAACTTCTGTAACTCTTGGGGAATAGCATCGCACTTGCCAGTGGCAAAGAATTGCGAAATAAGGTCGGGGTGTATCTGCTCGATACGGTCAAGTTGTGTCATACGCCAAACAGATCTTTGCGCAGTTGCTCCTCCTTTGCCTGCTGTATAATCTCACGCAGTTCCTTCACGGCTTCGGTACTACCCTCCTTTGCCAGTTCAACGAGCTTGTTAAGGATAGCACGCATATCTTCCGTGACGTTCACGAGCATTGCGATTTTGTTAAGAACTTCCTGAACTTCTTTATCCATAACGCAAAGATAGGAATATCAGGAGAGACGGCAAAAGACAAAGTTTTTCATTAGAGGGAAAGTTAAAAGTATTAAAACTAATACTTTTTATTCCACTTTTATTTGGATAATAGTATTATTATTACTACCTTTGTATTGTCAAACAATAACAATATACAGCAAATGAAAAGGTATAAAGTAAAGGAAGTCATCAAGATGCTCGAAGCCGACGGATGGATACATCTTACAACAAAAGGCGACCATCGACAGTTTAAGCACCCTGATAAGTCTGGAAAGGTAACGATAAGGGGTCACATGAACGAAGATTTGAGTCAATTCTTATTAAACAGTATCTGGAAGCAGGCAGGGTGGAAATAGCCACCCTTCCTTTCCTAAATAAACAAACAATCATCCTAACAACAAGAATTATGGAACAGGTAAGAGTAAATATTGAATGGTACGATCATAATTTTGGTGCAAGCCTTGGTGATAATGTGCCCGGTGCTGTGGTGCTTACAGCCAAGACTTACGACGAACTGATGAAAGAAATACCCGAAACGCTGCGTTTTCATGTAGAGGGTATGGTAGCCGATGGCGATGATGTTCCGCAATGGTTGCGTGATGGCGACTATACGTTTGACTATCACCTTGACACGGCTGCTCTTATCCGTTCATGTGAGCAGTATGCCAGTCTTGCAGCTATATCGCGTGCATCGGGTGTGAACGAACGGCAGCTGAGCCACTATGCCAATGGTATCAAGAAACCACGTGCACAGCAACGTGAGCGCATCGTAGAGGGACTGCATGAGATAGGCAGGCGACTTATAGCCGTTGTATAGTTATTGTTTGACAGCAGACTTCCAATGGTAGGTCGGGGCAGAAATGCTCCGACCTTTTCGTTGGAGCAAACAAAAAGACATATCATTTTCCTGACGTCAGGAAAAAGAAGCAGCGTGCCTCACGGCAGGCTGCTTCACAATTTAAGAAATGCTTAAAAAAAAATATATCTTCAGACGGCAATCGTTTCGAGTATGCCGTTGTATTGTTCGAGTGCTTCGAGATAATTGTCGATGGCTGCCGTGTCGGTGGGTGCTGCCTTGAATTGGTTCCACGCTGCGCGCACTGCGCTATAAGCTACAGAGGGCGAATGAGTGAGGGCAATAGTCATAGCGCACCTCCTTCCAGCCATTCAGCCACGAAGCAGGCAGCCAAGAGAACTACGAGGAACAGATGAGCGTAGCAGACTTCCTTATGCGTGAAACGCTCACCGCATAGACGTGAGAAAGTAGCTGACTCGCTGTTTAACCACTGTGAAAACTTACTGCGCTTTTCGCTTGCCCAATCCTTGAGCGTGAACGACCGCTGCGCTGTGCGGAGGGTTGTTGGTTGCATATTGCATCATTCTTTAAGCATCCACGGAACTGCCGTGGCAGAGACACAGAGAAGCGGCTGCACATCCCGCTGCTTAAAGAATGATGTCTCTACCCGAAGGGCTTTGAAAATTCTACGGAATGGCAACCGCCAATATCTTTATGAGCATAAAAAACGCCCAATCGAAAACGTTGAGCAATGACCGATGCTCTCCGGGATAGTCTACTATCATTCTTTAAGCACTGCAAAGATAAGCATTCGTTTTGAATCGTGCAAGCGAAACGCAAATAATTTTTGCGTGACGCAAGTATTTTATAAGAAATCCCCTGCTTCACAGCGTGAGGCAGGGGACGGCTAAAGATTAGAAAGTCAATGACAATCCTTATGGTTGATAGTCTGGATCTACGGTCGGACCACTCGGATTGCTTTCTTTTTTGTGGCTTATCTTACCAACATTGTCGCTCTTCTTCACCTCGTAAGGCTTGAAGTCGATACCCGTGAGGAAGGCACGTGTGCGCCCGATGTCGCCAGCCTTCCAGTGGGTTTCTGGTTGGAAGTTGATGCGCGTACCGACAATGTTCTTGGCTACGTTGAATTTCTCAACCGAATCGGCAGGCTTGGTTTTCAAGCCAACCTTGAACGAGCCGAAGCCGTCGAGGACTACTCGGTCGCCATTACGCATGTGGCGAGCCATTACGTTGACGAGTTCACGCAGAACTGCGTAGACGTCCGCCTGCTTGGCAGAGGTGTTTTCCTCAATCTCCTTAGAGATAGACTCGAGGTCGGCAACATCACTGACAACGGCACGTGCATAGAACTTGCCTTTGGTTTTACTCTTTGTGCGAACGTCTTGGTAAATCTTAAATTTTACTGACATAATACATTGATTTTAAGGGTTAATAAATAGATTTATATAAAGCTATGCTTTTGATGATAGAAAGCTATGCTTTGGACGATCAAAAGCTATGCTTTGGATGATAGAAAGCTATGCTTTGGATTTCTGTTCCTGCTGCTGCTCAAGAACCATTCTAAACAGTCGCTCTTTCTCTTGGTACTTTTCGAGGTTCCGCTTGTCAGCCTCTCTTTTCTCTTTACGATCCTTGCGCTTAACGAACGACTTATAACGCTTGATGTTGTCGAGAACGTTCTTGTGCTGACGGAGGAACTCGGCTGGGTCAGTGCGGAGCAACTTAATGAGTTGGGCTATCTCTGAGCGTCCGAAGAGTATCGGGTGCTTGCAGAGGAACTTACCAGTGTCGTTTAATGATTGCAGCTCGGCAAATGCTTGAAGATTGCGGATGCGCAGTTCTGCCATTTCTGCTACGGCTTGTGCGGTTGGCTTTGTCTCCAGCAATTCGTCGAGCTGCTTCATTTTTCGCCAAGTGTTGATGCGGTCGTTATAGATGACGGTTGCCATCTGCACGTCCGCATCAGTAAGATTTTCCCAGTCTATTTTCGGGTACTCTTCTTCTTTTTTTTTGGAGTTGCTTTCGCCTTCTCCTTCTTAGAAGAAGCATCGCCACCCTCTCCTTCCGATGGGTTCTCGTCGCCTTCGCCACCGTCAGCGTCAGGGCTTTCATCTCCATTAGCGTTAGGAATCTCAGGATTCTCGTCTCCATCTTCAGAAGAGTTGTTGGCGTTGTTGTTATCATTATCCTCGTCGACTGCTTGATTAGCATACTCACGTCGATTACGTACGATTTCGTCATGCTCGCAATGATCAAGAAGGAGGAAGAGTATCTCCTCGTGATTTTTCTCTGGCGAGAGGTCGAAGCGTGTGAAATCAGTAAGATGTGGTGCTTTCTCGTGCAGCAGGGCAAGGTCGGCTTCCACAACAGTTGGGCTTACCAACTTATGGAAGTGCGTTAATTTCTCTTTTGTGCTGTACATATTCTTAATATAAATGGTGAATAAGCCCCCTCCCGTATCAGGGAGGGGTGAGGGGTTAGGCTTCAGTTCTTGAGACCTCGACAAGTGTTGTGGTGTCAAGAACTCGGAAGGTGATAGACGCACCTGTCTTCGCAGTCCAGGTTGCACCCTCCTCGAGTACGAAGGTAGAACCATCAGCGATGGTGGCAGCCTTATCGGTTCCAGCACCAACAAGCGTAATGAATCTACCCTTATCGCTCTTGCTAAGACCACTGACAGAAGCAATAGCAGCAGCAGCTGATGTTCCGTTTGGAACGGTGTAAGTATTGCTACCTGCCGTGATAGCTACATCTGTTGCACCTGCTGCGAGAGCAGTAGCAGCAGTAACAGCTGGATTACCAGTGTAAATCAGTGGAAGGTCGACAGAGCTGCGCTTGAATGTAAGGGTGGTGTAACGACCATCCTTATCGTCCTTCGTCTCTGTGTTAGAGAGGATGATAGGGCGTTCGAGTTCACCAACGATGTACCACTCTTTCTTCTTAATATGCTTATAAAGAGCGATAAACTTACCACCGCTGTACTCCTCAATGAAGTTATACAGGTTCGCACGAGCTCCACCCATAACCATTACAAGCTGGTTTTCGCCTGTCGTGGTGATGTCGCCCTTCTCTGTGGTACCAGTAAAGGTTGGAATGTCGTGTGCCTCGAAGTAATGAGGAATCTCATTCGGCTTCAAAGGAACAGGTGCAACCTCACGATTTGCGTTAGGTTGTGGGAACTCCTTAGTGCGGTCGATTTGATCGAGCGCAATGAGATAAACAATGTAAGAGATAGCACTACCGTGTGTATCTCTATCGGATACATCGTCTACGTGACCGAGCAATGCCATAGAGGCAAGAGAAACTCCAGAACCAGCAGCAGCACCGAGAGAGTGGTCAAGCAAAGCTGCTACGAGCATGAAGATGCCAAAAATAGCAAACGTAGCCATGAACATATTGCGTGACTGACGATTTGCGTAATTAAATCCTTTCATAGGATTATACGCACGATAGCATTTCTGAATATTGGGCTTTTTCATTTCTATTTCTATTAATGATAATTATTGATTTAAGAAAGGAACTGAAGAGGTAAGCCGTTCCGAGCTTTTAATTCCATCGACTTTCCTCCCAGTTCCTTAGTCATTCATCTATCGTCCACCTGGTACGTTAGGTTGCAAGTCCTTGTTGATGGTGCGCTTGCCACCGACGCAACGCTCCAACTCACGGAACTTGTTGTCAGCACCAAGAATTACCATGATGTAGTCGCCTACAGCTGTAGCTGTGAAGGCAGCCGTGATGCTATCGAACTTACCACTATTGGTAATCTTTGGTAACTTAGTTTTGTCACCACACTCGATACAGTAAGCTACACCAGCCTTTGCATTCTCGATATCGGTGATAGTTGTCAGTGTTGTTGTGCTGTCGGTAATCTGCCAGAAGCCGTTATTACCGTCAACCTTATCGGTGATAGTTGCTGCAAAGAGGTTGATGAAGATCTGCTGCCACTCGTAGTTATTCTTATCCATCTCATCCTTAGTTGAGAAGCGACGACCTGTGAATGAAGCAGAAGTTCCCTCTTTCCATGTACTCCAAGCACGGACCTGCTCCATGCTTTCCTGCATCTTCACAGAGAGCATCTCACCTGGTACAAACTCAAGGAACTGAATATTACCTGGTTCGTGAAGCATCATGAATGGAGTCTGACCGAGATAAGGCAACCAAATGATGCGCATCGTAGTGTCTGGTACCACGCTCAATGCACCCATAGGTCCAGCGAAGTCTGTGTCCTTACCATAGGTAGAACGAACGTTCTTAATCCACCATGCCTGATGGTTCTTATTCAAGTAAATGAAGTGGTTGTCGAGGTCCATGTCCTCTGTGATAGAGGCACGAACGTCAGCAATGAACTCTTGAACAGAAGCGAGGAAACTTGCCTGTGTATAGGTGCGGTATGTACCATCATCGTGTGGCTTGATGTCGTACTGATGAACATAACGCAGCAAGGTGTAGAGAACACCAGTAGCAGCATTGAGGTAGCTACCTGCAACACCCTTATCAGGCTTCACGTAGATACCACGCATACGGCGTTTGTTCTGCTCAACCTGTGCAGCACGGAGGGTATTGAGCAACTGATACTCAATCATAGACCACTTGATAGGGTCAGAGCCTTCCTTGTTGAGATAACCGATGTACTTACGCTCGATTTCTTTCATTGGACCCCATTCCATCTTAATCATAGCGTCGTCAACGTAACCATAGTGGTTCTCAATCTTCATACCGCCCTTGAAGACCTCACCAGACTGGTAAGCCTGTGAAACCTCATCGAAGAAGGCGTTGAATACGAGTCCACGGTCTTGGTAGCCGTAAGCGACAGGGAAAAATTGAGTAAGGTCACGTACCTGTAGAACACGAGCGATGAGTGCATCCTGACGAAGTACAACGAACTGATCGCCAAGACCAGCATTGTCTACTCCATCGTAGTTAGTAGCGTAAGTACCCTTTGCAAGTGCAGCTGCATCAAGCATCTTGTTCTGCTGAAGGTACTGATAGCGGTGCTTGAGTGAATTAGCATAATTGCGAACCTCCTTATAGAAGGCAGCACCATCTACTTGCTCGTCAACCTCTGGCAGAGCTGCTGCTGCACGTGGGTTAGCTGCAATCTGATTCCAACGATTCTTCATTGAGAAGAAAGGATGCTCAACACCGAAGAGATAATCAGCTGTGTTTGCGAAACCATTAACACTTAGAGGAACAGCATTCACTGTTTGCGCAGGAACATCAGGTGCAGGGTTTGAACCCATCGCCTGAATATCAGCACGCATACCCTTAATACCCTCAAGAATACCCTCAAGAGTTGCGTTACCTTGCTGTGCAGGCTGCTGACCACCATTATCATCAGCTGCTGCTGAAGGCTCACCACCATTCAGAACTGACTGAATGGTGTTCAGCATCTTCTGAAACTCATCCGCCTGCTGAGCAGTCTGCTGGGCAGCTTGCTCGGATGCGATATCATCAGTAAGCGTACTCTGGTACTTTTTTTGATACTCTGCAACGAGTGAGTTAAACTCATCCTTTGTCAGGCTTTTGTCTTCGAATTTCTGCTTAAAGCCAAGAAGCTCGATGACACTCATTAATCGTTCTTTTAGATTCATAAATAACTAAAATTAAAATAAACACATTATATATTATAAATGGCAGTCTTTAGTTGCTTTGCTTCAGTATATTCACGCCCCATTGTAGATGCTTCTGCGATAGCTTCCACCATCGTCTTACTACCATCTGTCAGACCGAGTTCCACGGCTTGAGGAGTATAGAAGGTTTCACCTCGCAAGACAGGAGCATCATCAGGGAGGTCTGCAAGTTTACTACGCTGTGAACGAACCTCTGACAAGAACTGTACATTCATCGGGTCGAGGATGTCTTTCACAAATTGCTCATCCTGACCTTGACGAAGGTCATCGAACACCTTATTCTTCAGATCTGAGTTCGTGGCCTTTGCTTCGACCTTCTTAATACCGAGCTTTGCAAAGTATTCTTCGAAATCGTAGAAGCTGCACATTGTACCGATACAACCTACATAGTCATTCTGTGTCATAGCGTAGATGCGCTGACCGTGGCATCCGATGTAATATCCAGCTGAACAACACATCTGCTCATAGAAGGTGAGGATAGGTTTCTCGCAACTGCGTAGTGTTTCGCTCAAGCGATCGAGGTACCACGCTTCACCACCTGGTGAGTTGATGTGAAGAAAGTGACAAGAGATTTGCGGATTAGCTTCAGCTGCAAGCAGGTCTGATTGAAGCTGCTTACTTGAGAAGTAGTAATACGAATCAGACATCACGGTACCGAACACACGGTGATAAGCAATACTGTTATCAGGCAGTTGCTCATCACTGAACTCATCAGTAAGTGTAATAGGAGCGGTGTTTTCTTGATTCGTTATCTTCTGAATATCCAAGAGAGCAAGATGTGACTCAAGTTGATACCAACTATGGGTGTTAAGGTAAGCAAGCATTTCATCTTTCGTCATGCCGAACGATGACTTTATCTCAGGTTTATCTGGAGCTTTACCACTGAGGGGAAAGGCCGTTAACATGGCCTGTCGAAATCCGTCAATGGTAATAAATAGAGGCTTTCCTGAGACAAGTAGAGACTGTAATTCTTTCATCAAAACTATTTTTGATGCTAAATTACAATATAATAAGGTGTAGGCAAAAGACCTATAGAAGGGGGTCTGTGAGCATTTTACACTTGATTACGAGGTTTGCGGAGTTCAAATTTGAAGATATCTGAACTCGAGCAGGAATATCTGATGTACCAATACGATGAGTTTTCCTATCAGATGTTTTAATAGTTACGATTGCCCTCCTCTCTATCGAGAAGGTCCTGCGAGTTTCCCCGTCGGGTAAGTCTATAACTATAGTTTTATCGCAGTTCCAATAATTACCAGCTTCATTGTCAGTAAGTTGTGGTATATATGAGAATGTGTCTGCAATGAAATCATACACTTTCTTATTTCCCTCTCTGTTTGGATTTACAAGGGTTACTTGTACGGTGTTTAAAAACTCTAACATATTGTGTAACTTTTGAGTGACAAAAACGATAGTTATGTATGTATTAAAAGATGTTAATACTACACAACTTTTTGATACTTACGAACCTTCTTAGGTCTTAGGCGGTTTCGGAAGCGGTAGTAATTCTTCAAGAGAGCATCTGAAGATATGGATTTCAATTGATAGCTACGGATGAATTCATAGATGACATCGAGGTTCCTGCGCTGACGTCCGAATTCTTCATTCTCCAACAGTACACGGTGGAGTTCGAAGTTGAACATCCGTCGTATCTGAGCTTCTATCTCCTTAGCTGCTGCTGGAGAGAGATAGTTGTAATAAGCAGGATCTTTCCAAGGACTGGATATTGCTCCAGCTCTGCGAGAAGGTAGGTGGATACGAAGATTACCGTCAATGACGTCAGGTTGATTAATGCGCTGCTTGGACATGTTCTCCCACACACAGAAGTATAGATCTGTGGTGTTAGGAATTTTGACACCACCCGTTGTAGCATCTTTTCTGTATTTTGCGCAGATATATTCTGCGAGATACTGTTCAATTTGAATCGTTACAACTCGTTTGGTGACCCATTTTTTTTGCTCCATATCTTTTTTTGGTTTTTAGCGTCCTACCGTCCTACATTCCTACAAATTTATACTTAATTAACGCAAAGTTACAGATTATCAATGAGATAACAAAATTTTATCACTCAAAAGTTTCATTATTTCACCCCATTTTGTTGCCCTACAATCCTACAAATACACATATTTTGTAGGACGACGAAACCAAAACAGAGAAAAACACGAAAAATCCTATTTCCTACAACGTCCTACAATCCTACAAATAAACAATAAAATCCTATTTCCTATAATAATAATATAACTATTTGATTTATAGGTATATATGTATAATATAGGTTTGAAAAGAAAAACAATTTGTAGGATTGTAGGATTGTAGGACGGTGTTTTTCTAAAAATTTATTTTCAAAAGTCATGTTTTCGAGGTTTCTTCTGAAAATTGGGGGTACGGGGGATTTTTTGCCGGCTTTGGCAGTTTAAAATGTAAGAAAGAATGTTAGTTAAATAGATAGAAAATGAGCCGTGCCTATTCATCCGAACTGGCACGGCTCCAAGGAATAAGAATGAAACCCTCATTAAAAAGGTTCGTCGCTTTCGTCTGACGGCTCAAAAGGCAAGTCTTGCGAAAGCGGTTTTTTCAGTGGTTCTTCAGTTGTGTTAGTTACCTTAGTTTCGACAGGTTTGCTTTCCTTATTACTGTCGTCAGCATAGTCTCTTCTAAAGTCTATATTGTATGACTCGACAAACTTGTCGTAATCTATAATGATAGCACTTGTAGATGTGCTCTTCTGCTTGCGCAGCTTAACCATACTTCCATCACGAAGGTCTGCGTCGTCGACCGTCTCCTCCCATATGAATCTTCTTGAAGAAACAGTACCGACGTATGAAGTATGACTACGTAGGTTTTGTTCTATCGTTGACAGCGTGCTATTTTCATTATTATAACCGCTTCTGTCGAAGATACTGAAGACTGCACTCAAGCGTAAGAACATAATATTCGCACCTGCTTCAAAGGTGAAAGTCTTGGCGTCTCCACGTGAATCTTTACCTGTAACCTTCTTGGGTTGCTCGATAAGGAATTCACGTCCTTCTATGATTTGTCTCGTGTCAATCATATTGTTGACAGCTGTGAAGAACATCGCCAGCTTATCAGTACTACGAATAAGTGACAACTGAAATTGCACCTTCTCTTGTACAATCTTGAAGAACTCATCGTAGGTGAATGGTAGATGAAGGTTAGAGTATCGCTCTATCAGTTTGACAGTTCCCAAGAAGAGGGATGCTGTCTTCATCAGGCGGTCCATCTCACCAGAGTTGATGATGTCTTGCTTCAGCTCATTGTACGCCTCTTGCTTAAGGCTTCTGAAATGGTCCATGAACATAGGGCGCAGCTCAAGTATCTGAAGAAGCACGTTCGAAAGGCCTATCTTATTAGGATCTTCAATCGTTTTCAATTCGTCGAAGATGCGCACCTCTTCTGGTGTACGGTTACGAGGCTTCGGCACCTCGCAGACTATGACACGACTCATAAGCGCATTATCATCACGCTGTGGTGTCTCTTGACCGCAGATGATGACGGGGGCAAATACCTTATCGTTCTCAATCTCTCGTCCAGATGTACCTTTTCGCTTCTGCTTACCATCACCGTCATATACGATACCTTTCAGAGCTTGGAACTTAGTGTCGCTGATATCCTTATTGTTGTATTCATCAAGCACGACAGGGACATCTTTAAAAGTTCCCATGATGGTAGACATTGCTGCGTCGGTACCAGTGTTAAGGTTGAAAATAGGTATATTAGGAGAAATGAATAGTGAGCGGATTGAAATTGCAATCTGTGTCTTACCTGATGACATCGGCCCCATGAAGAATGGAGCAGTAAAAAGTCTATCGATGCAGTGGATGTTGCTTCTAAAGGCACACATTATGGCAAAAACTAAGGCCCATTTACCATTGTCGTTAATCTTATATACCTGGTCCATCAGCGAAGCCCACTTTTCGAAGCTGACCTTCTTCTCAGCAGGTACCTCCTTGTATACGAGCTGACTTATAAGTTCATACTTATCTGATTGCTTACCGCTTCCTGCATAGATAGTTGAAAAAGCAGGAAGGTAGTAATTGTTCTTATTATGCGTAACCACACCCAGTTCATTAACGGGGTCGAACACCCACTGGCCGTCGACATTATGGAAGATGCCATTCGCAAAAGCAAAGAACTGTTCATCTGTCTTTCGACTCATACCTTCGCTCTGTTGATTACCGTAGGTCTTCACCTCCGAACACATTACGAAATGGCGACTCATATATGTTTTAATTGCCTTCCATTGCCACTCTTCACCATTGAAGTTCACAGCTTCGTAGTTGATTAATACCTCCTCGATAGAGGACATCTTCAACATAGCTTTAGAAGGTATCTCTATATATATAGGTGTCTCGTAATATCTACGATTGATGCGCAGCACACGCTTATTCTGTTCGAAATCATCAGAGAATATATGGAGCAATGGAGTCATAAAAAAGTCTGCGACTTGTGTCATGCCATTGCCATTCTTATTGCGGAACATATAACACACAGGCTCGCTCTTCTTGTTGAGTCGTGGGTAATAGCCACTCTCTTTCCACATCCTTCTGTACTCTTCGTTCTCTTGTACATAGTCTGGAGGTTCGTTCACATCGAACTCTTCGTCATCGAGGTTGTCTGCTTGCATACTCACCTTCATTGCAGACTTACGCTTGAGGACGAATGGCTTTCTTATCTCGTCAAACTGACCCTTGGTCAGCTTGAGCAAAGAACAGTAATGATTTCTGTTTATGGTTATAACAGTTTCGTCCGCATAGGACGTTAGTTCGATACAACGTGAAACAAGAGGAACTCGGTCTCCATTGAAGTTTTCGAAGAACTTACCGTGCAATGCTATGTAATAGTCAAGGAACGAACCTGTACTATCACTGAAGGTCATGTCTATCCTAATACCTGCACGAAACATCTCTGCGAGAGTATGCAAGTAATTGTTTTCGTCGCCATCATCGGTAATATCACAACCAGTCTCTGAGGAAACAAAATAACAGTAGACACGTCGTAATTCTTGAATATCATTCGTTGACGGGCGACCAGACACATACACGATAGGTTCTTCTCCATATCCATCGAGAAAATCCTGCATAACAGAGGTAATAATCGCAGGACGGTCGCTTTCAATATTCTCCTTTAGCGCATCGATACCGAAGATACCAGCCTGTGTATTTGTATTAGCGACAGATTCTTTTAGTTGAGTACGAATGCTTCGCACCTTATTATCGATGAGTCCGATTTTACTTCGGAAATCTTCTGCAATTGATTTGATGTACTCCAAACGCAGAACAGAGTCTTGCACACAAGCTACGAGGGAACAGATGGAATTCAAGCAATCTGTTATAACGGTTTCGTCCTTGCAGCCTCGTGGGAGGAGCATGCGCTTGAATGCCTTTGGGAAGGGTTCTGTTAAGTCCTTCAGTTTTTTACTTGTGAGGCTGCCATTTGCTTTTGCGAACTCGTCTGGGTCCATGCCTTTCTCGAGGCGGATGCAACGCACCTTTGCCCCAGCTTTCAAAAGCAGCTCACAGTTCTTTAACGAAGCCTTGACACCAGCTGGGTCTGCATCGTAAATCATGATGATATCATCGGTGAAGCGTAGCAGTAGCTTCACCTGGTCATCTGTGAAGGCTGTACCGCTTCCACCTACGACATTCTCAACACCTACCTTGTGAAGAGACATCACGTCAAACTGGCCTTCAACAAGATAAGAGAAGCCTGTCTTACCTATGCTCTTGCGTGCCTGGTATAATCCGAAGATGTGCTTACCCTTCGTGAATAGAGGTGTTTCGCCTGTGTTTACATATTTACCAGTTTTATCGTTTGGAGTCACTATTCGCCCAGAGAAACCTATGATATGACCTTGCATGTCGTAGAAAGGAAACATTAAGCGGTCACGGAACCTGTCGTATAAGCGACCGTCGCTATTCCCAAGCACATCTACTTCTTGCAGTAATTCTTGTGAATAACCTGCTTTAGAAAGTTCTGCAAGGGCAAGGTTGCCCATGGGGGCATAACCGACACCGAAATCGGTCAACGCTTTATCTGAAAGACTATACCCACGTGATGAAAGGAAACTCTCCGCTTGCCCAAGGTTCTTCTGAAAGAACTTTGCAGCAGCATCTATTGCGATGCGCTGTGCTTCCTTTCTCTTGTAGGCAGCTTCTTCCTCTGGTGTGAGTTCCTTGGCAGGGAACTCGATGCCTGCTTGATTAGCACACCATCTGAGTGCTTCCATGAAGCTAATGTTCAGATGATTCTGAACAAAAGAGATAACATCTCCACTTGCTCCACATACGAAGCAGTGGTAAGTCTGTCTTGATGGGCTGACAACCATTGATGGCGAATGGTCATCATGAAAGGGGCATACACCCTTATAGTTCGCACCTGTCTTGTGCAGGTGAGTAAAGGATTCTATTACATTTACAATGTTTAGAGCTGACTTTACCTTTTCAATGAAATTCTTATCAATCATATTCCTTATTCCTCATTTTCCTCGAACAAATCCAACTGGCGTGATTCAAGTGCCTCTTGTAAGGTTACGCCTAAGTATTCAGCTACCGCAGCATACTCTTTGCTGCTGATGTTTTTTCGTCCATAGTACAAGTCCCAAAATCGACGTTGATTTATTCCTGTTTCCGTGTAAAAGGCTCTTGTTGGTGTGAAGTCTTCTGGGTGGCGAAACTTTATCTTCAACATCTCCATAAGTATGTTGCGCTTGACTTGCAAGCCTACAGTAAGGCGATTGCGTAAGCAGAAGAGGCGAACAGACATAGAGCTTCTATTCAAAACCCTACCCATCTGGTCAAAGGTCAGTTTGCCAAGATTGTTTTTCACAAAGGCTGCGTCCTTCTCTTTCCACCGCTTGTTAGCTATTTTGTTTCTAATCATATCTATAGGAGTCTAAGTTAAGAAAATAATATCTAAACATCCTTCAGAAACAGCACATGGTTGTACTGGAGGTCAAAACACAAAATCGTTGTAGCTTCGGTTGGATGAATGCGCCCAAGTTGAACCTGAGCGTATATCCGTAGAGCTTCGTGTAATAATCGAAGTTCTCGTTCTGAAAGGTCTTGTATGGAGAATTTTCCCCAGTTATCTTTGTCTATAAACATTTTTTTCTTAGATATTCTGTGACTCCCTGCCTGATTTTCTTTCGTGTCGTTGGTGTTAATTTTAATCTTTGATTAGGATCCTTATAATGAAACTGAAAAGATATCCTAAATCCCATTTTGCGGATAGCCTTTTTTCTAACTTTTCTAATGCTGCTCATAGTTATTCAAATTTAAGGTCATACATTTTGTTTCTTTCCAGTGAGCTACCGAAGACTCCAACGAGTTCACCATCTTTTTCTCTCAAATCAAATTCAGTAGAGAAACTCTCTCCTTTCTCATTCCAAATGATACCTTCATTCTCAAGGTGACCAGTTACTTGACGAACATTCGAATGGTTTAGCTTCATCTCGTCTATTACGATACCTAAGTTTAATGCGTCAATTGCTTTTTCAAATTCCTTTGTTTTCATAAGATTGTTTTATTTGTTTTACATTCTTTTTCCGTAGAATACTGAACATACTTTTCAAGTAAGTTACAGTAAATACCATTTATGCACATGCGATGAGACTCGCAGTTTAGACATTCTTTATGCATCAGGGAAGAGTTCGTTTTCTGGTATCTTAAGATACTCCGAGATTACCTTTCTCTTCAGTGGGTCGGGGGTAAAGTCGCCTCTCAACCACCTATATACCGTGGACTCGTTCACACGGCATAATTTACTTAACTTAACAATCTCTTCATACCGTTGATTGGGAAGAGAATCGATGTACTCTTTAAATCTCATTTTTTATATTTTTAATGTTCATTTTATTGCGTCCTCGATAGAATTTTACTATTTTCGTAGCGCAACTTATACTTTCGCAGCGCAAAGTTCTAACATTTATTTGAAATAACCAAACAAATGAGAGATTATTTCTCTCATTTATTAAAAATAATGAAAATGGAAGAAGAAACTATTACTAATCGCATCGTTCAATTGATGAAGAAAGAAGGGCATACGATAAATACGTTCGCTCGAAAATTGAATATATCTTGGACTTCTGCTAATAATATCATCACAGGTCGCAACGCACCTAATTATGAAACTATAGTTAAGATTTTAACGAGTTTTGAAAACATTGATGCTAACTGGTTGATAATGGGGCAGGAAAGAGGAGAAGAAACTAATGAGGATAAACTTTATTCTGTTATTTCTATGCAACAGAAAACCATAGAAAATCAACAGAGAACAATAGACCGATTAACAGCGAAGCTCGTTGAAAATGTATCTGAAGATTCTGTTAAAAAAGTGGCGGATGCCGTATAATTAAGATGCGCCTAAGAGGTGTTTAAGAGTGTTTTTACGGTGTTTTTATTCAAACATTTTAATTAAAAAATCACTCAAATGTTTGATATCGAAGACAATGTAAGATTTATATTGTCGGTGAAAACTCGGTAAAAATTAACTAAAAACTAAAAATTGCCCTATTGAATATCAGCAAGTTAGAAATGTAAAAAAATAAATCTGAAATCTGGTCATCCCGACTGAAAAAGGGAAGAAACCGTGTGGTTTCTTCCCTTTTAGGGTTTTATTGGACTTATAAGGCTTATTAGTCTAATTAGGCCTATAAGCCTTATTAACTATCATCTCCTTAGTCTTTCCCTGCAATCCTC